TCCAGTATATCTGAGTGCAGTCGGTCAAGTCGTTAGCGAAACCAGACCTGATAAGGTCAAAAGAGTCGATCTTTTCCCGCATACCCACTAGTGTAGACTGGTGTAGGTCCGAACCCCATAGCGGCACAATCGGCAGAGAGCCATAGTTCATCTCGCCCACAATGTACTCGCCGTCTGCAACTGTCCGGGCAGTAATAGTCCGATACGGTCTGGGTTTTTCGTCAACCGCGACAAAGTCCATGTCCTTATCTCCGGACATATATTTAGTGTACCCGTCCTCAGTATACAACACTGCAGTCATGGGCTTTGCGGGGTCCAGTCTCCAGAATCGAATACCAGCCCGAAGAGCACCAGTCTCTTCGTCCCAGAACGGCACAAACTGTGTTAGCGGAAAGACGTGCAGCCGGTCAACATTCCAGAACCCGAAGCACACACCATGGATAAGCGCCTTATAACCAACCTTTTTGAGGTCGGTGTCGAACTTATTGCCTAACTTCTCCTTGGTTCTGTCAATAAGTCTCTCAATACCTGTCTCGTCAACCACCTTTTCCACGTGGTCGACAAAAGACACGCCGTTGCCCAACGAATACGTACAACGTTGAGTGTTCAGCCTGTGGAAGAAGTTAGACGCCAATTTACTGTTGGTAGCAGTAATGTCTACCACTGGTTCTCCATACGCGGTTAAAATAACCTGTACGTAGTTATTGATTGTAACGTTTCGCTGCTTATCGTATTCGTCAGCATCGAGGGCCAGCAAGTATTCCTCGCTGGCCATGTGTTCGTTAATTGCCTTGGTCAGAAACCCTGCTCGGTCCTGCTCCACTTCAAAGTCCTGATAAGTAAGCATCAGCACCAACTCCTTACCATGTCAGTCAGTCCTTTCGGTTGTATTCGACGCGCCATCACGCGCCAAATCAGTCAGCCACCAGCGCCCATCCGGCAGGATAGACGGAGGGAGACCATACATTGCCGTCAATCAGGCTCTCGTACACGTTGCCCTCAAACCGCACCTTGTCGCCCTTGTTATAGGCATCATGTGCGCCCGTAGGCTGTACCCAGTCGGGGATTTCAGCGGGTTCAGGGTCGGGCGTAGGACGGGCTTCGAGGGCATGGACAGCAGCCCACAGCTTGGCAATCTCGCTCTGCACATCCATGTCATAACGGGGCTGTTCGGCACGCAGGAGGGCCAGCAGTTCGGCCCTCTCGTCATCGGTGATGGAGCCAAAGGCCCACGCTTTGTCCACCTTCGCGGTCATGGCGGTCAGGTCAGTGTAGGTGTGAGAGGTGATAGCCTGTCTCAAAAAATCATACATAATCGTACCCTCCTTTTATGAGTTTGTCACAGCGGAGTTGAGTGCGGCAACTTGCGCGGTCAGCTTGGATAGCAGGATTGCCACGTCCTGCCGATAGGTCAGCGTCGTGTCACCTGTGTCGGCCCAGACGTTGTTATCGCCGCGCAGGAGAGCAATCTGCTGGGGCGTGAGGTCGTAGGTGATAGGGGTGGCGAGTTCGTAGACAAACTGTGTCGGATTATCAGCAAACCATTGAGTTGCATCTGCCTTTGTTGTTATACTTTGATCTGGCAAAACAGCGATAATCAATTGCCCCAAACTTGTTATATAGCAGTTACCAATAGCAACGCTTGAAAAGGGCTTAAACCGGTTTGAAATCGGCAAAGGATTTGTTTTTTTTTGAACCAAGGTTTGCGGCTACAACAGTATAATACAGCCCAGAAGAATGGAGCGTAACATTATTTACGGTGACCGAGCCATCCGCAAGATACATCGCCTTATCCACCACCAGACTGCCAGACCCGTCTGCATTGACAGTCAGCTCGCCGCCATACACCGTGCCGGCTTCTGCGGGGAAGGTGACAGGGAGAGTGGTCGGGTCAGATGTATCCACACCGCTGTGCTTAACCTCGCACCCCGTCCAGCCGGAGATGGGGCAGATGTTGGAGTAGGGGAAGTAGGCGGTGGCGGTGGAGCCAAGTTCGATTTGCAACGTATCAAGAGCTTCCGTTTGACTGCCCCAATACGCCCATATCGCTAAATACGCTGCATCTGCTCCGGTCGTAATAGTAAGCGACATAAGGGTGCCTACCGTGCCGCTGGTCTGCGCGGCCTGAACGCCATTAACTGCTACACCATTCGCGGGGAGCGTGGTCGTGTACCCCACTTGGAACCGCTCATTATCCGATACTCTCTTGCGGGAAACAGTATAGGCCGTATTGGGTGCGCACGGGACATAGGCAATCAACCGGCCACTTGCTGATGCCGTAGAAATTACGCCGTTGCTAAAAGTCGCGCCATCAATCTGCTTTGTCGTATCGGTTTTGTTGAACAGGTTCTTCCCGCCCCCCGCAGGCCACGGATTGTCATACCCATGCAAGTCCTGCACCGGCTCAATCTGCGCTACCAGCCCATCCGCATCCAGCGGGGCAGCGTCGTCCACGGAGACGATAGCGGACGGGCCAACAGTGGCAACGGGGTACAGATCAAGTATGGCATCGCCAGTCGCTTTTGCATCAGCCGCCGCGCCTGAGACGGTCAGCGTAGGGTCAATCTCCACGGTCTGCGGAGGGTTCACCCACTCCGTGTCATAGTCAGAGTCGGTCGCCTTGACCAACATCTGCCCAGTAGTGCCGCCGGGGGCCACGCCTTTGCCGGGTTCGCCTTTGTCGCCCTTAGGGCCGGTCTCACCTTGCAGACCTTGCGGCCCCTGTATACCTTGCGGGCCTTGCGGGCCGGTTTCGCCAGTGTCACCTTTGGGGCCTTGCGGGCCGGTATCACCCGTCAAACCGCGCTCACCCTGCGGCCCCTGTGGACCTGTCGCGCCCGTATCTCCACGAGGGATACCGAAGGTCAGCGTCACCACGCCGTCCTCCACGGACTTCTCCACCGTCGCCTCGGAACCGGGAGCCAAAGTCTCAGCCTCCACGCCCATGTTCTGGACGCTCTCAGCGGCTTCCTCTGCCGCTTCCACGCCAGCGTTCAACGCGGCTATGGCCTGATCTATCACACCCTGCTGTACAGGCGTAGGCTCGTCAGGCGATACCCCCGGCCTGTTTCTAACAGGACACGTAAACTCACGTTCAGTCCACCCGTCATCAGCGCCGGTGTGGACATACAGCCACCCATACAGAGTTCCGTCTGTCAGCAGCAACTCGTCGGGTACGGTAACTCCTGTGCTATCGCCAATTTGAAGTATTGCATCGTCCTTCTTGTTCTTACCAAAATGCACTTCATAGGCTACTGGTAGTTCCGCACCCACAAGTTGTAACTTGGTTCCATAGTCGATTCGATACAACTCCGGGCCAACAGCGTTGTTTCTGGCAATGTTCACCGAAACGATTCTCAAATCAATCACCTCTCAAGTGGGGACCGATAGTCATCTACCGGTCTTATGATGCGCATAGTCTCTACGAAATAGCGCATAGCGTCCATCAAGTGATCATTCTCCTTCACTGGCCGATCTTCCTCGCAGTCCGGGTCCCAGACATAAGACTGCGCCTCCTCCAGCCAGTTGGCACAGGTCCGACTAACCTTTATCAGACCATTCTGAATGGCTGAGGAGGTGTTGCGGATGCCGTTTAGCACGTCGTTATTGGCGGACCGAGGCCGGAGCGTCTTCGACTGCCTGAGCAGCGCGATAAAGGATGCAGCAGAGGGGTCGACGATCACTGGTATTCGCTCAGGTTCACCCAGAACCCCAAACACAGACCTGCGTCGCACCCGCTGCTGTGCTGCAATCGCCGGGGCAGCGAACCGCTCCAGCTCCTCCAGATACTCCCCATCGGTCTTCTGGACGCCCTCGGTACGACCAGAGTAGTAATACTCATTGACGACATGCCACGTGGACCCCTTCTTGGCCCAGAGAAGCGCCGCGAAGGGGTTGCTCGTACCGTAGTCCAGCGAAATGACGTATTCCTCCGCAAGGCCAAGGAAAGTATCTTCGAGAGCCTTGGAGAAATGAGGGTAGATCAGCCCCTCCGCAAGGGTCCATAGTCCGAGAATGTACCGGTCATACCAGACAGTTCCTCGGTACTCAGCCTCCAGATTGTGCACGTACTCCAGCGGCAGGAAAGGATTGTCGTAGATCGTATACTCCTGCAGATAGATGTCCACGCCCTGCTCCCGACTGTCGAGAAATCGCTTGAACCAGTGGGTTGGCCTGCCGGGGTTCGTCGTAATGTCGCAACAGGACCACGGCAGCGACAGGCGGGACTTGAGCATCTCGAAGACTTCCTCGTTGATGTCCGTCGCCTCATCCACTGCACAATAGGAAATCTCGGAGCCTCGGAGCTTCGACACCTGACTGACCTTATCGGCACCGACGCAGTAAACCTTCACTCCGAAAACCTTCGCATAGTTTTTAGAGTTGATCTCGGTTGCAGCCGATTCGCCGTAAAGATCGCGCAGGGGCTGAAGTATGTTCCGCTCAATGTTGGCACGAGTTGCACCGAGGAAGACAATCAACCCGCGCTTCTCCTTCCGCCCCAGCAGCCGGGAGGGGATGAGGTAGGATATCTGCAGATATGACTTACCAGAGCGGACCGCACCACACGACACGTTCCACCTATGGTGGGCGTTTCGAATATACTCCGCCTGTTTAGGCGTTAAAAGGAAACTACTCTGCATCAGGCTTCGCCTCTACAGTCTGTGCTTCGCCGCCCTCGGCAACTTCCTTCATCGCCACGAGTATGTTCTTGACGGTCTCGATGTATTGGGTAGCCTCCAGAGGCTCCTGCACCGCCCTCCAACGGTTCGGCAGTCGGTTAAACAGCCACGACAGAATGGCCTTGGTGTCCGGGGGCACGTGATGCTTATACTGCCGCACCAGCCGAAGCTCCCCTTCCACCAATTCGTACTGCTCATCATAGTAATCGTACCCAAGCGCCCTCTTTAAAAGAGCCTCCTCCACCGACATATTGGTGGTATCCAGTGCCACCGCACAGGCTTTCCGCAGGTCCTCAGATTCCCGGTACCAACCCCAGAACGTGGACCGGCTAACGCCGACGTATTCCTCAGCAATCTTCGTCAGTGGGATGCCTTGCCTCCGCCACCCCCGAATCAAAATGAAACCGTCGTTTGATAGGAAAAACGCTTTGCGCTGCTTCTGGCCCTTAAGCCCGTCTGGAAAATCCATGTACGCCACGAGCAATACCTCCTTTCCGTTGTGCATGCTTCACTACCTCCATTATACCACACAAACACCCCTTCTGTCAAGTCCCGGTGTTGTACTGTTGTATTGTAGGCGTTGTATTGTTGTATTGCATTCCATTCTAAAAGAATTGGAATGCAATACAACACAACAACCAACGCGGGTTGCATGCAACGTTGTAATTATGCAACAACCCGAAGAGGCCCGTCGTTACGGGCTATTGCCGCATTCCAACCCTGTAGTGTTGCATCGTTTGTTGCAACTAAGCAACAACCCTATGTTTTAATCAGCTAAAGTGGAAACACGAATGTTGTCTCCGGATTTGACAATTTTGTGGGTCTTGCAGAAAAGAACGTGTCAAGTCGTCGAAGGTCCAGCAGCCCCGTCTTACCGGTCCCAGCAGCCTCGGCTGGTAAGAAGTCCGTCAATAGGCACGACTTTCCACTTCCTTTTCCGCGCCCTCTGTTGTTGCATTATACAACACGCAATGCAACAAGTGAAATTGGGCTATGTTAAGCTTTTGTTAAACTGGAAAACAGATACTTGACAGAACCCCATCTTTTGTGTTATAATATTTCTGTGGGGCGCGGAAAATGCCCCCTTTCCTCCGGACCTTGAAAACTGAAAAGCCCTCGCGCCAACGACCCCCGCCAAGGGCGGGTCTCCGGACCCGTCACGACGAGCTGGGCGAATGAAGCGGGACAGGGGGCAGCGTTAATGCAGCCAAGGCCGGTTGGAAGCCCGGACAAATGCAGACCAGCGCACAACCGACCACAACCATAAAGGAGGAAATCACGATGACGTTCGAAATCAGCTATCAGGAGATCACCAAGACCGGTAAGATCGTCACCAAGCGTAAGGCTTTCAAGACCGAATCCGCCATGGATAAGTTCATCGACAAATTGACCGAAAAGGATAGCTTCTACCAGATTCTGGGGACGAGGAAGGAAATCGAGGTTGCCACCGCGCAGGAAGACATTGACACCGCCATCGAATGCGGCCTGATCGAGGCCGAGACCACCGAGAATGATAAGGAGGAAAACACCATGACGCAGAGCACCTTCACCACCAAGCTGGGCAACACCTTCTCCACCAACGACAAGGGCAACTACTTCTACATGACTGACGCCAATGGCAAGAAGTACCGCATTAAGAAGAGCGAATACGAACAGGCCAAGCGGGAATACGAGCTGGAGTGCAAGATGGACGCCGACCAGTGGGAGGCCGAAGCCGATGCCGAGCGCAAGGCCCGCGAGGACAAGATCGCAGCCGACGCCAAGGCCACCGAGGACGCCGTGAACGGCAAGACCCGCAAGACTGAGGAGGAGATCGCCAAGTTGGACGATGCTGCCGAGGACCCGGACGTCACCCTGCAGGAGTTCTGTGAGATGCTCTCCGAGGACGAGAAAGCCACCATCGAGCCTGCCGAGGCTGAGCTGCTCAATAACGTCCGCAAGGAGAAGAAGGCCAAGAAGACCGCCCGGAAGCCCCGCCGCCCCAAGGACATCGCCTACGAGGGACACGGCGTCGCCCTGACGGCCAAGCAGGTCGACTTCATCAATCATCTGCCGGATACCTGCTTCTGGGAGATGGGCGTCGACTCCGTGATCTGGTGTGACGTGCTGGTGGATGACATCGGGGGCCAGTTCGCGGAGAAGCCTATGACGGTTGGGGCCATGATCTCCACCCTCTGCGAGAAGCATCTCGGCATCCGGGGTAAGGAGAAGCGCGAGGGTCGCAAGGTCACGAACTTCGCCTTGACCGAGCTGGGCAAGGAAGTGGCCAAGGAGCTGGGTCTCGAATGAGACCCGGCCTCCGGCCGCCCGGACCTGCAGAGCGCAAGGAAGAGGCCAAAGACGGAGACACATTCGAGAAGGAGGGGACATTATGACCACCCGCGAGAAGATCGACTTGATGACCAAGATCAACGTAGCCAACGAGCAGCGAATTGCCGAGTACCTGATTAACGGACACGAGATCACCCCCAACAGCCCGGTAACATTGGACGTCGCCAGCGTGATGGCCCGTGACCTGAGCAGCGGAAAACCGGTGCATCCATTCACATGGGACGCTCTGCGTGATTGCGCCCGGTGTGACGGATACGATCCTGACATTATTGAGAACGCCGTGCGGAGCGTGGGTGGGCAGCACTGAGCTGCCTCCCCACCTCCGGATGTCAACAAGCCGCTTGACAGGCGGACCTGCCAGTGATATAATGGTTGTGAAGGAGGGAACAATATGCCGAAAGTAATACCAAAGGAAGTGCTGGACCGGGTACTGCCGACTTATAAGATATGCTCGTCATACGCAGAAGTAGCGGACAAGCTGGGGATATCAATAGCGACAGTGGGTAAGGTGGTAAGGGAATCGGGATACGACAGGTATCATGTCGGAGGGACGATATCGAAGAGCGTACCAATAATCAACGAAGAGCCAGCACGTAAGGACGCGTTCAGCGTCACCTCGCGGACCTTAAAGCTCAAGAGTAATGTTACCGGGTTAACCTATACAGTATCCACGGAATCGGATGTAATAGAGATCGAATCGGATACCGCTTTGATGCAGATACACGTGAATATGCTGGAACAGTTTGCAGGAGAGATCAAGAATATACAGTCCCTGATCGTGGCGAACAAATAAGGAGGATACTACAATGACTAACGCACCTATCATCGTAGATCGGACCACCACTTGGCATGCCGTGGGCAAGAGCGTCGAGGAATGCAGGAACATGGACGAGGTACTGAGGGCATCCGGGCTGGATTACACGGTCCAGAAGATGCCGGTATTCGCCGGGGTCAACTGGGCAGCAGACACCGGGACCCGCGAGATTCCCAATCGATTCGTGACGGTCCGGGATTCCGACCAGCACATGTATGATATCGTGTCGGACCAGTTCGAGATCATTCAGAATCGGGAGGCGTTCGACTTTGTGGATTATATGGGCGAGGAAATCCAGTATGAGAAGGCCGGGGAGACCAAAGGCGGCATGGTGTACATTATCGGCAAGCTGCCCGACGTGGACATTCTGGGTGACACCTTCACCCCGCACGTGATCTTCCGGAATGGCTTCACCGGGAAAGTCAAGATCACTGCAGCGATCTGCCCTCTTCGAATGGTCTGCCAGAACCAGTTCAACTTTGCGTTCGCCCACACCAACAACACCGTGACCATTCGCCATGTCAAGAATGCGCCGCAGAAGCTGGAAGAGGCGCAGGAGATTCTGAGGGTATCCGCCGATTACATGCAGGAGATCAACAGAATGGCTCAGACCTACGCGGTCAAGAAACTGTCGCCTGAGGCGCTGGAATGGGTGCTGGACATGATGTTCCCGATGCCGAAGGAGGGTGAGAAGATAAACTCATTCGCCAAGAATCGGATGGAGACCGCCAGAGCCGAGTTCACCCGAGCTTACATGGCCGACGACAACTCCAATTTCCGGGGGACCGCGTGGGGTATGATCAACGCGTACACCGACTTCCTGACGCATAAGGACATCGTGCACCCGACCGACGAGAAGCGGGAGGGCCGGTTCGTGAAGACCACCTTCGGCCAGCCGATGAACCGGATTCTGACGTTGGTGGAGCAGGTTGCTGCATGATGTGAAACAGGCGGAGGGTCCCTCGGGACACCTCCGCTGCATCAGTGAAAGGAGGAGTAACAATGGTTAGGTTAATCAGTCTGGACCAGTCCGTGTTCGTGCCGATCGTGGACGAGACTAAAGGTGGGGTAACATGTGAGGTACAGATGACGCTTGCAGAGTTTTTCGAGAAGTTTCTGCCGGACTTCACTCCGGAGGTTGTGGAATTTCTTGATCAGGAAGACAAAGATACCGGAGAAGTTGGGACATGAAAACCAAGAAGCAGACGACGAGTGAATCCTTCAAGCCGATTGTGGGTCACAACATCGGCCCGGGATGGTGGTACGCCTGTGGGGTGTGCAAAGGTAAGATCAGCAACATGGACAAGAAGTGTCCGCACTGCGGGAGGGGTGTGAAATGGGGCGTGTAAGTAACGGTCCATGCCGGTATTGCACCCCGCCAAAGCGTAATGAATGGTGTCACGGGGTGTGCAAGGAGTACATTGACTGGAGAGCCGACCTCAACGCTCAAGCCCAAAGAAAACGTCAAGAAGAGGCAGCGGATGCAGTTCTTGCAGAAGGGTCCAGAGAACGTAAGAGAAGACACTATAGGAAAGGAGGGAAACACTGATGGGAGTGGTGGTATATGTGGCCGGGGTGTTAACTGGAGCTGGTCTGATGGTATTACACTATCGAGAAGTAGCCAAAGCAGTAAATGCTGAAAGATCGAAATATCAGAGTCGTCTGAGGGAGTTAGAGACCGAACGTAGGACTGCTGATTGCGCTGATGCCTATAGGCGTGGTAGGAATGACGGTAAATACAGTCCAGCTACAGCGGCAGAGCGATTCGCCAAGACATTTGAGGACCGACGAGCACAGTTTAGGGAGGTGAAATAATGGACGCCCGGACCTGTTCGAAGTGCGGGTACGAGAAGTCGAAGGTATATGATGTACGAAACCGCGACGGAAGAACCACTCTGCGGAGTAGAAGATGCCCTCAGTGTGGTCGTAGGTGGCAGACGGTGGAACTGGAACGATGGCAGTATGAAGACCTACTAAAGGAGGCTGGAAGACATGGAAAAAGAAGCGAAGTTCGGTAAGTGGGTGTACTACGTCAACGACGAGGGCAAGGCGCGGTGGAAGTGTAGCGAGTGCGGGAAGATTTGCCATCGAGACCCGGCTGATAAGCTGTACTGCTCACGCTGCGGCAGCAGGAACACGAAGGAGGCGTGAGTAGTGATACTACCACGTTGGCAAAATCAAGAAGAGGCCATGCAGTTTGCGCTGCAGCACCCAGCGGTAATGTTGGACCTCGATATGGGGTGCGGCAAAACCCGTGTGGCAATCGATACGGTGTGGCAGCGCCGGGATTCATTCCGAGTGCTGGTGGTATGCCCCAAGGCGGTAATTCCGGTGTGGCGGGAGAATCTGGAGAAGTTCGCCCCTCCGGGATGGTCGTGTTGGGATGAACAGAAGGGTACAGTGGCAACCAAGGCAGCACACTTGAAGCAGTTCCTCGGTGATCACCTACGGAATCCATCGACCCATCAATTTGTAGTGATCAATTACGACTGCGTGTGGCGTAAGCCTATGGGGGACCTAATACTTAAGGCTGGGTTCAGCACAGTAATTCTCGACGAGAGCCACCGGGCAAAAGCGGCGGGGTCGAAGGTATCTAAGTATCTGGCCATGTTGGGCAAGAGGGTAAAATACCGAATGTGTTTATCCGGTACGCCAATGGCCAACTCTCCGCTGGACGTATACGGACAATACCGGTTCCTTGACCCATCGATTTTCGGAACCAATCATTACGAATTCCTGAGCAAATACGCGGTTATGGGTGGACCAGAACGCCGGTTTGTAGTGGGATACAAGAACCAGAGAGAGCTAAATGAAAAGTTCCAGTCCATCGCATATACCTGCCGTATGTCGGACATTGCGGACCGGCTCAAGCTGCCTCCCCAACTACCAGTTACCAAGCAGACAGTTACTCTTCCGTCCAAGGACTACAAACTAACCAAGGAGCTGGCGAAGGATTTTATTGCTGAGTGCAATGAAGGTGGGGCAGTCGTTGTGTCAAACGTCCTGTCCAAGATGCTTAGAATGCAGCAGATCGCGTCTGGGTACTGTGTGGTGCAGGACGGACCCACTGAGGAGAAGCGAGTACAGGAACTGAACACTTCCAAGGCCGACGTGCTGGAGGACCTGCTCTCGGATATATCTCCTGAGGCTTCCGTGGTCGTCTTCTGCGTCTTCGTGCACGACCTCGACACTGTGGCCGGGGTAGCGGCGAAGGCCAAGAGAAGGGCCTTCGAGCTATCCGGGAGGGCCAACCAGTTGGATGAGTGGAAGAAGCACCCGGGAGCGGTAATCGCGGTACAGATCAGAGCCGGAGCTGAGGGCGTAGATATGACGAACGCCAACCATGCAATCTACTTCTCCCTGCCGTATTCACTGGCGCAGTACAACCAGTCCAAGGCCAGACTGTACAGGCCGGGACAGACCCGTCCGGTGCACTTCTGTCATCTGATTGCTGAGGGTACGATTGACGAGGCAATGTACAAGTCGCTGCAGCGAAAGCGGGATGTGATCGACGCCATTAAGGACGGAACGTTCGACTATGGATTTGTAAAGTGAGGTAAGAGTATGACTTACATGTGCGTGTTGTTGACTTTATGGTTTGTGGTGTGGGTATACTACAAAGACATGGGGAGGTGAATAGGGATGCTTAAGTGGGTAGAGCCGTTTATATGGGGCGTGTGCCGGGTTCTGGCGTTCATACTACAACTGGCGGGGTGCACTGGCGTGTTGCTCTTTATTCTGATTGGTATATGGGCGCTGGCTGGTCGTATTGATCAGATGTAGCAACAGATCGCTTGACACAATCTTTTCCAATGTGGTATAATGTATCAAAAGGAGGTTTTGACGCATGAAAGAAATGGCTCAGGAAAACAGGCTGCGCGAGTTGCGCGATAGGTCCCGACTGACTTTACAGGAAGTGAGTATCTTAACTGGATTCAGCGTTCCCACCATTTCCCGGCATGAGAACGGCAGCAGGAGCCTGACTGAGGAGGCGATAGCCAAGTACGCTGCTCTGTACAAGGTACCTACACATCAACTGTTCCTCAAGCCGTTCGGAGGCGAGAGCGATGCCGACAATTAACGAACTGGCAGCAGAATATGTCGATAGTGGTTGGAGCGTACTGCCGGTAAAACCCGACGAAAAGCGTCCATACATGGCCAACTGGTTACAGTATACCCGTACGAGGGCCACCAAAGGCATGGTTGACAGTTGGTTTACCGGTCTCACCGGAGCTGGTGTGGGTGTGGTAACTGGTCGAATTTCGAACATGGTGGTGCTGGATGTCGAGAGCTGGTGTCCGGTTCCGATTGACGAGCTGCTCAAGAAGTACCCTACACAGATGATCGCCCGGTCTGGTGGTGGCGGGTATCATCTGTTCTATCAGTACCCGCAGAACGTAGGCAAAGTATCCAACCGTGTCGGCATCTTCGAAGGGGCCGATCTCCGAGCGGATGGTGGATTTCTCGTGCTACCCCCGACAATGCACCAGAGCGGTAGGAGGTATGAATGGGTCAAGCGGGGGCCTCTCGGAGCCTTTCCGATGGGTCTCCTTGACCTCCAGTCCCGGTCCCCCGGCCAAGGGGAGGGGTGGATAACAGAAGCCCTCCGAGGCGTCTCCGAGGGCGGGAGAAACGATACCTGTGCGAGGCTGGCTGGGTATTTCTTCAAAAAGGGTCTCAACTCCGACATTGTAGAGGCCCTGCTTATGGAGTGGAACGAGAAGAATGACCCACCTATGCCGGTTCGCGAGGTCCGGACCACCATCAAATCCATTGAGCGGTCCCATGCCGGTGCAGAGCAGCAATTTACCAAGGTGGAGTTCGAGGATGACCGATACAGCCACCCGCAGGAGCAGAAGCCGTCAACCTTCGGCATCATGAAGATGTCCGATTATGTGAAAGGGTATGGCGGCGAAGGTGTGTCATGGCTGGTGGACGAATGGTTGCCTGACGGGTCAATTACCTTCCTCGTCTCCCCACCCGAATCCTACAAGACATGGATGCTGCTGGACCTCGCAGTATCGGTGTCCGCTGGCGTTCCGTTCCTCGGACAATATAGGGTGAACAGCCCCGGACCTACACTGATAATTCAGCAGGAGGACAGTCATGCGGGACTGACTGACCGACTGGCGCTTATTGCCGAGCAGAAACTTGGAGCGCTGCCAAGGCTGGAGGGAGACCAGTGGACCATACCTTCGATGCCTGATATCCCGATTTACGTTCATCCGGACCGGCAACTGAGGTTCGGCAACAAGAAGGTAATTGAGGAGATGGAGCAGCAAATAGCCACTCTGCGTCCCAAGGTGATCATGATTGACCCGCTGTACTCGACGACAGATAGTACCGATAACTATATGGCCGACCTCGCCAATAGGATGATGGTACTTAAGACGTGGCGCGACAAATATGGCTGCTCATTCGTGATCGCTCATCATTCGAAGAAGAACCTCGACCCCGACAGCACAGCCCGTGAGGATTCGTGGGGTTCGCAGTTCTTGAACGCATTCTTGGAGGCTGGCTGGCAGGTCCGCCGAAATCCAAGGCTGGCCCAGAACGAGATAGTGGTCCGTAGACACTCCAAGGTCATGGGTAACCAGTCTCCAATCTCACTGACGTTCGATATCTCTACAGTGTACCCGATGAAGTACGGAGTGTCCGCGAGACCCTATGAAATGGCCCCTGCAGAGAACCGACAACCGGCTCAGGCCAATCTGCTGGACCTGCTGCAGAATGGGCCGATGTCCCAGACCGACATATGCAACACGACTGGCAAGGGCAGGTCAACGGTATCGCGCCAGATTCGGCAGTTAGAAGCAGCGGGACTGGTGGAGCATATGCCCGATGGTAAATGGAAAGCAAAGGAGGGTATGTAGAAATGCGGTACATGGGTGGGAAGTTTCGGCAGAGCAGAGCGATCTGCGAAGTGCTGAAACCCTATATAGACCCGGACACTATATATGTGGAGCCGTTCTGCGGCGGTATGTGGTCTGCTGCACGAGTAGCCAAGGAATTCAAGCCGGGAAGGATGATTTTGAACGACATCAACAAGCCGCTTATGCTCTTGTGGGAAAAGTGCTTGAAAGAGGGTGTAGATTGGTTGCCAGTGGACTCTGAAACCGTCGAACGCGAGTATCAGGGATACAAACTGCGGCAAGACGAAAACGACCCTCTCACTGCGTGGTATGGTATCGCGCTTTCATTCGGCGGCAAGTGGTTTGGTGGAGTAGCCAGATATACTAAGGGGAGACAAGAAGAATCATACGAACCTGAGCGGAAATCCATGTACAATAAGATAAACGCTCTGACACACACACACATACTCCTGACCACAGGAAGCTATGAGACGGTCAACATACCAGATGGCGCAGTGGTATACTGTGACCCGCCATACGAAGGTAGGACCAAGGCCCACCATTTTGACAGCTTCGATTACGAAAAGTTTTGGCAGTGGGTGGGGGACCTATCCCGAAGGTGTACGGTGTTTACATCGTGTTTCGAATGCCCGGATGATTTTGAGGTAGTATACGATTGGGGCGATACTGTCGTGCGCCACCACGCTGGACACGGGAGCGATGGGACGCATGAAAAGCTTGTACGTTATGTTGTATGATGCAACATGTTGCTACAACAAGACCGCAGGCGAGGTGTCCTGTGTTGTATTGCATTCCTCCTCTCCGGAGGATGCAATACAATACAACACCGAGCGGTATGCAACAGGGGGAGGAACAATGAAGAACACGAAATACCTGTTCGACGAACAGAAGCAGACACCGGCAGGAATGGTCTCGGTGTCGCAGTTGCAGACGTACATGAGCTGCAGACGCAAGTGGGCGTACAACTACATCGACGACATCACGCCCCGAATTGAACGTGCCTATCTGACAATCGGCAAGCTCTGCCACAAGGGTATGCAGGTTGCCATGCAGAGCCTGTGGAGTATGCAGCAGGAAGACATAGACACGAGCTATGGCAGCGGGGAGTGGGCCTTTGCTCGTGACCACGGTATTTATGCTATGGCGGTTATGTGGCAGGAGTACATGGATGGGACCCCGATGCTGGCTGAGGAGATTCCGGATTTTGAGCAGATGCGTGAGGACGCTATCGACGTGTTTACTCAGGCATTCCGGGAGTTCGAGCCGTGGAAGTATCGCGTTATGTCGGTGATCAAGAACGGTGAATCCCGCCCGGCGCTGGAGCTGCATTTCGTCGTGCCGTGCCCGCCCACCAAGGGTCTGCATGGGTTCATCGACGCGATTTTGCAGGACCGGGAGACTGGGTTCATCTGGTGTACGGATTACAAGTTTCGCAAGAGCCTGTCCCCTGACGAGGACGAGGCTTACAACCTGCAGAACGCGGTCTATACCCACGCCTGTGCGAGGATGGGTATCAATATCTCTGGTACCATGACGTGGCAGCACGTCAACACTCCGGCGTCCAGCCCTCAGCTGCTCAAGAGTGGCGGGGTGTCCAAGGCTAAGATCAAGACCACATGGGCCAAGTATGCGCAGTTCTGCCGGGAAAATGGGATTGACCCTACCCCATACGAGGAAGAGATGCGAGAGAAGCTGGCCGATATCGAGTGGTTCCGGGCAACTTATGAGTACCGCAACCCGGAGACTGTAATGCGTATCTGGAACAACTGCGTAGTGCCGGTTGCTAAAGCTGTGAAATCAGCGCATGGCCCGAAAGCCGTCAACTATCCGAGTTTGTATCCTTGGAATTGTGCTCATTCCTGTCCGTACCAGTCTCTGTGTCAGGCTGAGCTTCGGGGATATGACGTAGAAGCCATTAAGCAGCGGGACTATACAAGGAGGGAAAGGTAGTGGCTGAGTTTCAGGAAGTGATGCAGCAAGCAAAGCGGATATGCAAATACATGGATAACAAATGTACGCTTTGCCCCCTGACAACAAAACCATTCTGTCAGATGGGTGCAAGTGAAATGGAGAATTTTGCGGACACTGAACATGTGATCATGGCATGGGCCGCAGAACACCCAGAGCCAGTTTATCCGACGTGGGGCGAGTGGCTAATGTCCATTGGCGTCATCAACGGCGTACACCCTCACGGCGCGATAGATGCGCTTGGGAATCTCAAACAGCCCATCCCCGCCGACATCGCGATGAAGCTGGGGTTGCAGCCGAAGGGAGAATCATAATGGCGAGAATCAAAAAAGTTAATGCTATATTCGGACGCTACCCATGCTGCGACCTGCTGAACCGGGCATTGAGGTTTCTGCTCGATGGTAAGCCTGATTTGGCGAAAGATGATATAGTTCACGCCATATACAAGGCAGATGGGTATTTCTACGATGACGTGGCCAAACGGCTGGGGACTGAGCCGAAGGAGGGATAGCATGAGTGTGTATGAGTGGGGGCATAGCGGGTCCGGGTATGGCGACATGGTTCAGATTCACAACGTCAAAATATACGATTTGACAGAGAGTATTGCCGCTGCCAAGTACCCCATGCAGGTGGACCCGAACCCGAATGACGACAGGCTGACCACCACACTGGTCAAGCTGGCACAATGCGACATGGGGACCGGACATGATAACTGGCTTTGTGGTGTCCGTGTGGCGTTCGACATCAGCTTGACGGCCAAGTGTCTGGTAGAGTGGGAGAGATACCATTTTGCGGATATCGTGTCCAGTAACAGCACCATGCACCGTATTACCAAATTCGACCTCGACAGTGCGTACTGTAAGTATGTGGACCCTCGCATGATCGCAGTAATGAAGGAGCTGGTCTGCCGGTACAACGATGACCCCACCCCGGAGAACCTTTTAACTGTGTTGTACAGCAATCCCTGCGGATTCACCTACACCATGCGAATCAACACCAACTACCGACAGTTGAAGACCATGTACAACCAGCGAAGGAACCACCGGCTACCAGAGTGGCGGGAGTTCTGCCAGTGGATTGAGACTCTACCCCATGCCGAGCTAATTGTAGGTGACAAGAAGGTGCTTGACACGGACTCTGCGCCCGTGTTATAATGAATCTCGAAGGAGGTGATACGGTGGCACAGCAGATGGTTAATGGTTCTCACTACGACGGTAGTGTGACCGTGACGAATCGGATGTCGAGGGACTATGCGGTTGTAAATCCACCCTTCGAGGGTAAGCATAAGAAGTCGCAGGATTACGCAAGTCTTGCAAGGCGCAAAGCGCACTGGAGACTGCGCAACATGGGCCTTGACGCTAAGTTACTGAGTAGGAGGTAATCAATGGACCTTAAACAGGAATTTGAACGCATTGTGGCCGATAATGTCTACAGGCAAGGCCACGTGCAGCTTATGGAATGGTTGCTGAGCACGGATTTTTTCACCGCCCCAGCATCAACTCGATTTCATGGGGCGCACGAGGGTGGACTGGTGCTCCACTCGCTCAACGTCTACTCTCAGCTGAAACGGCTGTGTAAGTGGTACGAGTGCGATGCCTCAGATGAATCTATCGCGATTGTAGCCCTGTTCCACGACCTCTGCAAGGTCGGGGTGTACAAGACGGAGATGCGGTGGAGGAAGGACAAGAACAATCAGTGGGAGCAGTACCCGACCTACAAATTCGAGGAAGACTTCGCCTACGGTGGACACGGAGCCAAATCGGTGTTCTTGGTTCAGTCGTTCATGAAGTTGGCCCCGGATGAAGCGGCGGCAATCAACTGCCACATGGGGCAGTGGGACGCCACCACCTACAGCAACCCGACCGAAGTATATTGCCGCAACAAGCTGGCATGGCTGCTCCACGTAGCCGATGAAGCTGCCGATTTCCTGATGGAGAATGAAAAGGAGGCATAGATAATGAAGGGTATGAAAACGTGCGGTGTCTGCGGAAGGGACTTTCCGTTGCTGTTTGAAGAGCATTATGTGGCGGAGGACCCCCAGAAGGTAGGCGCTATCATGAATTTGGTAAACACCGATACGGCATACACGTACGATGCTATCGACTGCCCGCACTGTGGGTGCCAGAATGTACTCCAGCCGCGTAAACCCGCCATCGCATTGTGTGACGAGACAGAGGACGAGGAATCTGAGGAATGAGCGCCAAGTCGATAGAAATTCAGCTGGAACGCATGGCGCGGGAGCTGATTGCGATTGCCAAGGTGTTGGATTGCTCAGTGCATCTTGATACGTTCAAGTATGACGATGGTACCTATGGCGGGACGTTATTCAAGATTGGCATATCGGCAGCGGATTTCGACTTCCACGATGGTAAGAAAATCAATTTTGCGGGGCTGGTTGCCGACAAGCGGCATCTGGTCCCGCTGGAAAGGCAGGATGAAGTATGAGTGACGGTTATCTCATTACTCCGGAGATGTTCACCAGTAAGATGAACATTCTGATCTACGGAGATCCCGGCAGTGGTAAGACCCATCTGGCCGGTACTGCTCAGGACGTGCCGACGATGGCCGATGTTCACGTGTTCAACATCGACGGCGGTATTATGACCCTCGCCCCGCGAGGCGACATTCACGCCACGGATATTCACACGGTGGACGAGCTGGAGCAGGAGCTGTTCAAGATCGCCAGCAAGGACCCGAAGTACAAGAACACCAAGACCGTGGTGATCGACAATATCACCGAGCTGCAGACGCTGGCGCTAGAAAGCATCACTACACGGGAGTTCGCCAACCGACGTAAGAAGGACAAGAACTACTCGGTAGATGAGGTCTATCTGGAGGACTACGGTGTGGCCGGTAAGAGACTGGCCCGAATCCTCCGGGGGTTCCGGGACTTGCCGCTGCACGTGATCTACATCGCCCATAAAAAGGACAAGATGCGGAAGGGTACTAATACGCTGGAGGAGTCCAAGCCCAATCTGACCGACAAGCTCAGTACATCGGTCATGGGCTACATGGATTTCGTGTGGTACCTTTACACCGCCGACGAGATGGTGGGTACCGAGGAGACCGGTTACTATGCCGAGACCCACCGGTATCTCCTGACCCAGCCCATGAACAATTACGCGGCCAAGACCCGTGGCGCCGAGTTCGCGAAGCGAATTGGTGCAGTTATCAAAGACCCGAACATGGTGCAGATCATGTCGGAATATATGAACAAGTGATAGGAGGAAACAATCATGGCTAACAACAATCCCTTCATGCCCGGAACCCCCACCAACTCTCCGATGCCCGGAGCGGCAGCACCCATGCCGGGACAGTCCACCGCTGGAGCGGCCGACACCTTTGAGGTCGATCTCACCGACGTTTCGGGCGGATTCACCATCCCTGACGGCAACTACAAGGTCAAGTGCGTCGAAGTCGAGCAGTCCGTGTCCAAGGGCGGCAACCCCATGTTCGTTTGGACCTTCGAGGTCTCCGAGGGGCCGCACACCGGATTCCAGCTCAAGGTGTTCACCGCCATCACCCCTGCTGCCATGTGGAAGGTTGCCGAGACCGTGGTCGCTCTCGGTGTCGGTCAGACCGGCTCCGTGGTGAAGTTCAAGCGGTCCGATGTGATCGGCAAGGAATGCGGAGCCGCTGTCGAGAAGACCGAGTATAACGGCAATGAGCGGAGCCAGATTACGAGGGTCATGAGCCTCAAGGAGCTGGCAGAAAGCAGGGCGTAATGCTGATAGACACCGTTGAGTTGCTGGAGCAGGTGAAGCCCTCTCTCCTCGCCTGTACCGACCCCTGCGTAGACACCGAGACTACTGGTCTGTCGATCTTCGGTAACGCAGAGCGTAAGCGTGACGTGGTGATAGGCATCTCTATCGACGATGGAAATGATGCCTATTATTTCCCATTCCGTCATGTTCAGGGGCGTAATCTGCCGATGGAGTGTATGGCCTTTTTCCAGCGCTACCTGTCGGACAGTCACCGAACCTACGGAGGGTGGAACTACTCCTACGACCTGCACATGATGGCCTTTGACGGCATCGAGATCGCTCCGAATTTCGAGGACGCGATGCTGGCGGTTCACCTGCTCAACGAGAACGAACCGGATTTCAAGCTGAAAGGCACTGCGGACCGGTATCACGTGGGCGATGGTTCCTTGCAAGAGTCCATTTTGGAAGACAAGGTATTCAAGGAGTGCCAGCGTCAAGGCATCGAGTGCTCAAGGTCTCCGAGGGCAGCGAACAACACCAAGTCAATGATGTACGTACTGGACCCCTCTGACGTGGAGCCTTACGCCTGTGACGACGTACGACTGACACGGGGGTTACTGGAGCTGGTGAAACCGGCACTGGAGCATTTCAATCTGTACCAGATATGGAAACAGGTCAACTATTACTCCTACATCATCTGCCTGATGGAGCATCGGGGGATGCACATCGACGAGGAGATGATCAAGCGGTACCGGGTGGAGGCAGTAGACCATTATGCTGATGCTCAGAAGCGACTGAATGCGGCGGCTGGCTATGAGCTGAACCCCAACTCCTCCAAGAAGGTGTGCGAGTTCTTGAAGGTACAGTCCTCTGCTGCCGAGAGACTGGTTGAGGTAATTGACGCCGGTGGGCAGGATGCCGAGAATGCCAAGTTGGTGCAGGAGGCACGAGGTTGGAAATCTGTGGATAGTAGATACTATGTACCGTATCTCAACGCCATGGATGAACACGGAGACTTGCACTGCTCCTTGAACTTGATAGGCACGTATACGGGGCGACTGTCCTGCAGCAACCCAAACCTACAAGCCGTGGCCAAGCATACGGAAGTCTTTAAGGTGAAGGATGTATTCACGGCCAGACCGGGTTACATCATGGCACAAGCCGACTACAAGCAAGCGGAGATGCGGCTGGTGACCCATTACACCAAGGACCCGCTGATGAAAGAGCTTATCGAGAATGACGCGGACCTACACTCAGAGACTGCCAATCGTCTGGGGATACCGCGTCAAGCGGCAAAGCGACTGAATTTCTCGGTCATATACGGCATAGGGGCGAAGCATCTGTCCGAATCTCTGCGGGTCGAGCTGCCAGTAGCAAGGGACTATTTGGAAAAGTACCATGGATTGTACCCCGGATTCCGCAAGCTCATGTCACAATGTGAGGAGTTCGCCAAGCAGTATGGGTATATCCAGATGTGGACCGGCAGACTGAGGCACTTCAACGTCCCGGAGGCAGACCCGCATAAGGCAATGTCCAACCTGATTCAGGGTGGTGTTGCTGAGATCGTTCGGGTGGCAATCTCCAGACTGTACCCGGCTATGACAGACATCGGAGCCAATATGTTGATGCAGGTCCACGACTCGATTATATTCGAGATTCCGGAAGATCAGATCAACGTGGCGCTTCCGACAATCGAGCGGATAATGTCCGACTTTGACTTCGACCCGAAGCCCGGAGTGGACATTGAGTACGGGTACTCATGGGGCCTGTTTCAAAAGTGGAAAGGGGAGCGAGTGGACCCGTCCACGCTGCCCAGACCACAACAATAATTACGGGAGGCTCTTCTTGGTACTTCTCTTGGCCTCAGGACGCTTGGACGGCTTCTTAGTCCACCTCGTGCTCCAGTCCAAGAGAAGGGCCACGGAGAGCCTCGGAGGAGGTAGTATGATTATAGCAGTCGACTTCGACGGGGTGCTGTGCGAGAATCGATTTCCGGCAATAGGCTCTCCCAAAGCTACCCACATCAATCTGGTCAAACTTCTGCTTAGTCAAGGACATGAAGTAATATTGTGGACTAGCAGAGTAGAGGGTGAGCTGGAATCCGCTGTGAATTGGTGCAAAGCGCAAGGGTTGGAGTTTACAGCAGTAAACAACGACGCACCGAGCAACGTGGCAGAATACTTTGGCAAATACGGTTGCCCCCCGCGTAAAGTGTACGCGGATGTATACATTGATGATCACGGAGCCGGATATGATGATTCCAAGCTGGAGTTTATGGTAATGGACATGATCGCAAGAAAGGAGCGGGAGCATGGAAAGAGGTAAATTGATGGTGCTGGTCGGGGGCCAGTATGGTTCCGAGGGTAAGGGCGCAATCGCCCGACATCTGGCGTTTGACTACAACGTGCACGTCCGAGTAGGGTCTCCGAACGCGGGACATACCTTCTACTGGGACGGCGCAAAGCACGTCATGCAGTCCATTCCCTGTGGGTGGATTAACCCCAACGCCAAGATCGTGATCGGCAGGGGTGCTCTGCTGAACATGAAACAGCTCATGAAAGAGCTGGTCCACATCATGCGCTGGTATCCTGACTTCTTGGACCGGCTCGTTATCGACGAGGACGCCGGTGTACTGGACGAGAAATTCCACGAGCAGGAAGGTGGGGTCAACGGCGAGATGCACCGGCGTATTGGGTCCACTGGCGAAGGTGTCGGACCTGCCCGTGTAGCGAGAATTAACCGGGACCCGGCACAGTTCCGGCAGTTCAAGGATGTGGCCAAGGAATACGGGTT